ACTCTTACCTACGTGATCAAACTCACCGGTAATCATTTCATTGACTTTGCCTGCCATATGCTTGGCAATCTGCCTGCCAACAAGTGTAGTGGACTGCCCAATACGCTTATCAAAGAATCTGCAACCAGGATTCAAAATAGCACCATACAAACTATTCAAGTTAATCTTCTTGACCAACTGTCGCTTGTCCCAATACTCTTCTTCGATCTTGTTACCTGCTTCGATAGCTGCCTTGAGCTTCTTCTGCATATCTTTACGTTCAGCATACCATCGCTTTAACAGTCCAGGAATAATGCCTTCATGTTCATAGGTAAAGATAGTGCCGTTGGCGCTTAACATCCAAGGTTGATTACTGTCAAAGATTAACTTATATGCTTCAGCTGCACTCATAATATCACTTTGATCGTTTTCCCAATCAACTGTAATTTCAAATGCACGGTCCTGTTGCATAACTGCTTCATACTCTAGGCTACCAAACATACCTTCCCAAGCCGCCGCAAATGATTTTTTATGAACCATCATTTGTTCATCGATATGTTGATCTGTCCTGTCCTGACGTAACTGACCGATGATAGTTTCTGGACCCATGTTGAGCGCACGAATAGCTGACGGATACAATGAGTTAATGTCAATAGATCCGATCCAGTCGTGGATACCTTTCTTGGGATATGCAACATAAGCACCTGCTGCCTGATTATTTGCGTCCTCGTCACGTTTGGCACGATTGGGCACAATGAGACCACGGTGGTGGGCTTCGTTTACAATAGCCTGTTCAGTTACAGCAACTGCACCCATTGTGGTCTGTAATAGCACCGTACATTCGTGTGCCAGTGTGTTAGCAAGATCGATAAACTTTAGTTTCTTATCCAGCTTGTCTAACAATGCGGTATCTTGTCTGTTGTACTCAATGAACTTACGGAAGTCATTGTTATATAACTGATCAAGTGTACCTTCATAGTGAGTCTTGCTCTCGCCTACTTCCATCTCTCCAATGGCATCCAGTCGGTAAGTGTGTCGCTCTTCATATGTGTATTTGCGGTACAGCTCGAGACTGTCCAGATGAACACGACCAACCAGATCATAAGTAACAGCCGCTTTTCCATATTTTTCGTACTCTCTCTTCTTGGGAAATTGACCCCACAGACAAAATCTACGAGTGTCTTCTTTACTCAGTGCTTTGATAACTCTGTTAACTGTGTAAGGGATATCATAGCCTTCACTGTTCCATCCACTGAGAATGTCAGCATCTTGAATGAGATCCAAAAACGCATCTAACATCTCTGCTTCAGTTTCAAACAGATGTGTATTAGGAAAGTCCTTAACTAACGCTGTTGCTTGCTCCATTGTCAGGGTCTTTGGAGGAACAGCAAAGCAGACCAGTGTGTCTAACCATTGTAGGTGAACAGCAATCGATGTAATAGGCATGAAAGCATCCTCGGGGGTGCTATAACCTCTTTCAGGATCAAAGTCCACCTCAATGTCGAAGAACGCCACATTGAGTTTAGGCGGTTCGTGATTGAGATAGTTTTCTTCTAGGGTTTTGAATACAGTGTTGATGTCTGATTCATACAGTCTGTGGCTGCTGTGGATCCGTTGTTCTTTTTGAAAGTCTTTGTAGGACCTTGTGACAACTTTATTTAGATTTTCACCGTAAATTGATTTGTATTTTCCGCGTTGATCGGGATAATAAAATGTATATCTTGCAGGAAACTCCTGAAAGATTCTGCCTTTCTTTAGATCACGCTCAACGACATGCACAATGTCTTTGTCGCGATCCCACATGGCATCGACGTAGCTCATATAGTTCTCCTTACCGCTTATGGCCGGCAACCGTTCTTGTGATCATTTATAGCTGATCAAACTTTTCTCTTATATATTTAACAATCTAATATAGCCGATGACGTCTATAGTGACTAACAGTAGGTAGTTGGCTACCATACCTGTGCTCTTTCGAGTCCATGATGCCCATGCAAAAATTGCACATTGCAAAATAAATATCGGATACAGATAGAAAAACAGCGGATCAGTTGCACCTGCTGCCAATGTCAGAGAGCAGCCTAAACTCATTAACCATGCTGAAATTTCTAACGAAAATCGGACAGGCCATTCTCGATAGTCATTCCTGGCCCAGTTGTACACGTTTCCAAGTACAGTTGTAAGTCTAGTCATTAATCTGCCTGTCTTGTAATAAAATTTACCCTAATTTTTTTAGGATTAAAATATTTTGTTACTACATTCTGTGCAGTTAGCAAATCAAACTCTTTACAACTAAAAATATCAAAGTATGCAGTTCCGTCGAGTTCCATAAAATGACCACAAATATTACTTGTAGTTATTAGCTGCATTAAGCTGTAACCTTGTTTTGAATCTCCAGGTAACAAATATTCGATTATAGGTTCTCCGTACGCGACCATGTCGATCTTGTCAACAAGGTCTTTTACAAAATTATAAATGTTATCTTTGCAGTGAATTTGTTCACAACCACTACAATCTAACATTAAATGATATCCCCAGTGGCTCATTAGTCTTCACGACGATTAGCGTGACCTGCAATATCGACAATAGTTTCAAGATCGTCGAATTCACGGAACACTTGATCCCATTGATCTTTCTGTGCAATTTTGATTGCTTTGCGAATAACACTAGGTTTTACCTCTAGTTCTTCTGCCACTGCTTTGATAGTTTCATTCAAACCTTCAGTGAGGTCTTGAATTTCCTGCATAACAGTCATACCTTCGGATACGATCTGTTTGATTTTTGCCTGTTCTGGTGCGCCAAATGCTTTTCCCATAATATCTCCTGTGAGTATATAGTATACAGGGTTGTGATTACAAGGTCAAACTTTTTTCTGTGTATTCTGCCCTAGTCCAACCAAGAAGAAAGTTTGCTTTCCAATCATTTTGTGCAAAGCCAGTAAGGTTTTTCCATTGATCTCTGTGTGCTAGAACCTGTCGAGATGCATCACGCCAGTCAGTGTGTCGTACCTTAAAATCAAACATCTGCATAGATTTTAGGAATGTGTCGTAGTCGTAGTTGTCATACTCGACGTGCAGTACTTCATAGATATTACCAGCGTCATCTACTGCATCTAATGCAAAATCAAATCCCCATTTCTGTGGAGTTTTCAATAACCACTCTGCCTCGGGAATATCCTTTTTTATTTTTCTTAGTTGATGTTCTGCGTAGTCCTCGTATCTGCAACGATGCAGGATCAATGAGTGATCTAGTATTAGACCTATATCGTTATATTCTAGAGCAAACCAAGGTTCTTGCCAGCAGCGATGATTAAGTATAGGATGGTCTATAGGATGGTGCATCATCCCGTAATATTTCTGTTCTGCTTGATTTAATTCAAATCCGTCTTTGTCATAGAATTTAAAATCTTCTGCAACAACATTGTAGATGGGCTCACTACAGACAGGATTTGATACTACCGGTACATCAAATCTTTTAAACATGTTTTATTTTTTTGTGGGCTGCTTTGCATCGTAGTAGGCTGCTATAGCCATACGATCTTTCTTTTCTGGATCTTTGTTTTTAAATTGACGATATTGATTTGGGTCAGCAGTTTGAAAACGTTGTTTCCAATAGTCAATAGGCATATCGGGCCTTAGTTTAGGCTGTGGTCCGACTGGCTTAGTTTGTTGAGCAGGCTCCTCTGTCGGTGCCACCGGTTCCTGCTCAATTACTTTTTTGATTTCTTCTTTTCAGGAAGACCTTTGTGCTTAGTTGATGCAAAGTCTTTGGCATCTTTCTTGCCCATATCCTTGGCTACTTTGGCAACTTCTTTACTGGCAGGCTTTTCACCTTTTTGTGCAGCATGAACCATGCCCATAAACTTTTGTTGCTGCTTGCTTACTGCTTTTTCACTCAGGACCTGTTGCAATGAGTGGGCAAGACTTTCCATATATACATCAACTTCGGATACTGACTGTTCCATACTTCTCAACTCACCAAGTGTGTCGGAAACAAAGTCTTCATCATAGCTGATCAAATATCTTGCCTCCTTTGGCGACATGTTTAATTCTTTGACCAGCACCATGCCTATTGCGTTGATCAATTCATTTTCTTGTGCAGGATCGTATTTGATTCCACGATCTGATAGAATTTTAGCAACTTGATAACTTGTGCGATCTTCCGGTGCTTCCGCTACACCTTGCTCACTCTCGCCTATTTCAAGTTCGCCGCGACTAGCCATTCGGTTTTGTAATTTATCCAGATTACCCGACTGCAACTGACTATCAAATTGTGGTAGCATTTGAGCAAGGGTATCAGGATCCATTTCAATATCAAATTGATTTGATAGTATCTGTTGCCAATTTAGTATTCTTCTTTTTTCTGGTGTTCCTATAGGAGCCATGACTACTGCTTTTAGATATGCCATTGCTAAATGTGTTTTGTTTGCTCCAGAGCCTTCCGCCACACCTTGCTCAGGACTATGTCTCAGATTGGCTATGTAACCATTGGGACCAGTCCATTGATCTTTATAGTCTTGCCATTCGTTCTGACTCCATGCTATAGGGAACATTTGCCAGGCCCACATTCCATGGGTATTAAACTCGCTAGAAAATTCCTGTATGTCTGCCAGTGTAATACCCGAGGTCTTGGTCTGTTTAGCAACATCAATCAACCAGTGCGCCATGGTTTCGCCACCGTCTTCGAATTCGCTTAATTTTTTTAATTTATTAAATCTATCTGCACCTTGCTTGGCAAACTCACGGCAAAGATCTTCAAGCCATTTTATAAATTCCTGACCAAATTTGGCCAATGCAGTCTCGGGGTCGCTGCCTGTTCTTGCAGTGAGGGACTTATTCAAATTATCTACACCTTGCCTGGCACCAGCACCGCCTGTGATCTGTCCCATCATGCTGTCAAATCTCTCATCGCCTGTTGCCTCCGCCACACCTTGCTTTTTATTTCGCAACAGGCCCACCTGTTTTAGTTTTGGGTCCATGAAGTAATAAACATTCCCGTCAGCACCCACAGCATGACTTTTACTTGCAGTGTATCCAGTTCTTAATTCATCAGGAGTTGCAGGTCTTACTTGTTTCACTGATTCACGCAAATCGCCTTCTTCAGGGTCTTGGCCAGTTTTTACAAAATGTTCAAGTTCTTCAAGTGAATAACCAACTTGATCGGCTAGGTTTTGTTTGTCTTCTGGCGACATTCTGCGCCATCCACTTCTTATTGTTTGTAGTTGTAGGGACAACTCGTGGCGTCTGGTCATTTCGTTACCAGCATTAGTTACTGGACCGTTTAAAATGTTTCTGATTTCTGAAGTATAGTATGCGTCTGCTTTACCTGCCATTTGACTACCGTACTGTTGACCTAATGTTTTCCCACCAAACTTTTTGACTTGTTGTGCGCTTAATACTTTGGCAAGATGCGTAAAATCTTTTCCGTTTCTTATTGCGGCTACTAGTTTTTCTTCGGCCGCTTCAATCCATTCTTGGAATTCAGGATCTGCTTGAACGGCCAAGTTGTCTACTTCTTGATTATAGAAGTCAATTGATTGTTGGTGCCCATCTGTACCTGCGGCATTAGCTGGCATGTTTACACTTGAGCTACCAAATGCCTCCGCCACACCTTGCTTTGGCAAATCACTTAATTGATCCGGAATATAGTCTTCATCGTAACTTAATAAGTAACGAATTTGTTTTGAACTCATTCCTGCTTTCTTCATGTATTGAGCCATCAATCCGATGAGTTCATCTTCTTTATCTGGGCTGTAGGTAATGCCGTCTTGAGCCATTTGCTGTCCAATGGACAACTTAGTTTGATCCGCTGGGATACTCAAATACTGGTCGCCTGGCATACTGGCTCCACCTTCCTCTACACCTTGCTGCTCTGCTTTTGCTTTGGCCTCATCTCTAGTACGACTATAACCTTGGGCTATTGCTAGTTGTACTTGATTAGGGTAGACAGACGTTTTGAACATTTTACCATCTTTAACAACATACCAGTCTGTTGGATCTAAGTCGTGTCGTTCATCATCGCCGCGATTGAATGCACCACCTACTCCACGAAATGGCATGCCTGCTTCTGCTAACTTTGATTTTAGTTGATCAATTTTTGTGCGTAGAGATTCCATATAGGGCTTTTTATGTTTTGCAGCGCCCTGCTTTTGTTCTTTTTTCTTATCCTTGTGTGCGCCTGCACCACTGGACTTGGCATTCTTAGCAACAAAATTACGGGGAGTAGTTGCAGGAACTTTGTCTTTACCTGCTTCTTGTGCCAAGATATTTCCGCGCTTTTGGACTTTGCCTAACGAGCTCGGTGCTGTAGCAACACTACCTGAACCGGTTGCACCTGCTGTCATTGACTCTAATGTATAGCGAGTTTCGTTATTGCTTTTTGATTTTTTAAATTCGTTGTTCATTTCTTCATCCAGTTTGCTACAGGGCTTACGGTATATGTATTGTCCAGTTCGCGACTTTCCATATCACCTTTATTTACATCTTTATAGTTTGCACCAACTACCTTGTATGCTTGTTTAAGCATTTCTTGTTCTTCTTTACTGTAAGGATGAGTAGTTTTAGTTTTACCCGCCCAACTCTTACCATTCATTTCGATGGGGTCTTTTCCGTTGGCTCCTGCTACTGCCATGCCTAATCTATAGGATGTATAAGTGCTGTCGGCTCTTTCACCGTCCTTGTAGGTATTTAAACCACGAGTAGCCTGTTGCTGTCTCTTGGTAATTTTACCTGTTTTCATCTCAGTGATTAGTTCATTGATGCGCATAATGTTATTTATTTCTTCCGTACCATAGTTCAAACCATGCGGGAGAACCAGATTTAATTCCATGCTCTTTCATGTATTTAGCCTTATCTACAGCACCAGATTTAACGTAATTGGATTCTCTTACGGATGCATTGTATTCGTGCAGTCGTTCTGTAGCATTTAGCCCGCCCATATAGCTAACAGTCTTTAAGGCGTGTATAGGATCTTCCGGTGCAAGATAGCAATCGTCCGGACTGTCCTTTACCATGTTTTCGTGAGTGATGTAATACTGCTTGATCATTTTCTAATAAGATTTTCGATCAGTGCGCCCATAATATTTTCAACATCTTCACCTACTGGCACACACTTGTCTTTACCGTTCTCAGTACCGTTGTAGCGATAATTTTTCCAACAGGCTTTACCATCAGCACCTTTTTTCTTAGCTTCGTCAACGGCATTCATCTTGTTTAATAGTTCCTGTGCCTTTTCAACACTGATCATATAACGACCAGTTCTATTAGGATCAGCGGCTTTTTGCAACCACTCTTTATTAAATCCTGCAGATGCTGCTGGTTTAACATCGCTAGGAGCGACCTGTGTTACATTGGGTTTGCCTGTTAAACGATTGATATTAGGATCATCGCCAGGTGTAACTCGAGCATTTGCTCCAGCGGACCCTAGTGCCATTGCACCTGCAAGTCCTAATCCTGCTAGTTTAGATCCAAGTCCTTCATCGACCTCTTCCGACATACCTTGCTGAAAAGATTTGAATACCACACGAGCAATTTCTTCAACATTCTTTGGAGATAGTTTTTTACCTAGCTGTTCTTTTGCCTGTTGATAGATATCGTTGATGTTTGGGTTTTCAAAGTTATTTTCGGAATCCCAATATGTAAATGATACTTCTTCACCATTTACTGTGAGTGTGTAAATATTTTGATTAACATCAGTATCTAAGTCAACGAGCTCAACGCCTTGCGTCACAGGCTTTTGAACCTGTTCAGGACCCACTACTCCCAAATACTTAACAGCATAGTCCAGTGCTCGTTTAACACCAGCTGGTCCTGCCAATGAATCAAACGCAGGCTGGCCACGTTTGAAATTGACCTGATCGCCAACTTCATCCCAGTCTCCGTGTGCTGTAATGTCTATCAACTCACGAGCCGAACCCGGAAATTCTTCAAATCGAGTCTGGCCCATTCTGCCCCACAAGTTAGGTAGGGCGGTGTGACGACCACGTGCATCTATGTATTCATTAGTCTCTTGATCACGCACATACGCATGTACTACTGAGTGTCGGCTGATATCGTTTGAGATTTCTTCTTGTTCTTCTGGACTTAGATCGTTCCACTCATCATCATCCATTTGCATGTCCGGTGCGCCAGCAGACATGTTGTATTCCCAGATATATCCTATTGGATACCTCTTTGGATTATGCTGATTTATAGCAACGGCCAGTACCATGCATTGTCCTTCCATGTAGTCGGCTTGCGCCTCTGCTCGGTCAGCGTCTTCCGCCACATTGTAATCAGGCATAGGTCTTTGACCAGGGCGACCTTTAACTCCACGCTTCTCTGTGCTTGGTGGTTTCGTTGGAGGAACAATGTCACCCTGATTTCTATATGGCTGCGGAGCCTTTTTAGGATTGCGGACATCGATAGGAGACTGTGCTACTACGATAGGAGCACCTTCCGCCACACCTTTAGTATCGTTAGCAAACTGTTTCTTAGTTGCCTTGACAATGCCACTGAAACGCTTGTCGGCTTTTTTAGTGTTGCCTGCCTTGTCAGCAGCACTGGCTTGTGCGCCGGCAGCCTTCTTATACTGTCCTAACTTTTCATTGGACAACTCTGCAACAATCTGCTTCAATCCTGCTAACGCACGACTTTCATTAACTTTAGGGTCCATGCCTAGTTCTTTCTGACTCTGCAAATAGTCCCAAACACTGACCAACATCATCTCGGCCTTGGCAATCTTTTCTTGTCCCCACTCTGGTAAGTTGTCGTTGTTCTTGATTGTTTTTAACAAGCCATCAACAGCACGAGCCATAGTGCGTAGATTGCTCTGCGCCATTCCTGCTTCGTCGTCGTATTCACTATTGAATTCTTCTTTCTTTAAATTGCCCCAATCGTCTTTCTCGCTAGAATACTTGCGGCTATTACGATCTGCTAATGCACCTTTCTCCATCTTGGCTCTGCGCTGTTCTCTATCACTGTCGAACTTAGCATACTTCTGTGCTTCGCGTCCTTGTGGATTGATTAGGTCTCTAACCATTTGACTGGTCGGCGCATTTTCAAACATTGGCGTTTTCTGTGTTCTAATCAATGCGTTAAATAATCTTTGTTCTGCAACCGGTACTGGTTGTGGTGCTGCTGCGGGCTGTTGAACAATGCCCATACCTTTTCTTGAGATGTCCATAAGATGTAGTATCCAATCTTTACCTAATTGTTGTGCGTTAAATCCCTGCGCCCATACTGCATACTGCTGTTCCGGAGTAGCATTGGGATTTTTTAGAACATCGCGTAGTTTAGTAAAACTTATAGGTCGTGTTCTTGGGATAGTTTCCAAACCGACCTTAACATGCTCGTAGCCCGGAAACTTATTAACAGCCTTCATTAGCGCACCTGCGATAGGCATGTCTTTACGATCTTCACCTACCATGATAACAATGTTGTCATACTTGGGAGGCTTGCCCGGCTGCGGACTGATCAATTCGTGTTTGACCTTTTGCATTAAACTTCCACCTTGCATTACAGCACCGATATTGTCAGCATACTGCGGATATAGTTTATGCCATGTCTGTACCTTAACGTCTGTTGGGATAGGATCGTCTGCACCCACTGCATTGCCAATAAACAGGTAAGGATCACCGCCTAATTCGTTGGCCTTCTTAACAGTTTCGTTAAACAAGTCTTCGTGTCCTAGATGTCCTGCAAAACTACCAACTGCTACCACTGCGGTCTTTAGGGGACCTTGACGTTTTGCACCCGGTTGAGCCATTTTAGCAGCCATAGCCGACTTCATCTGCTGACTAGTGACTTTAAATATTTGACCGTTAGGCATATTAACAACAACACCTTCCATGTTGTCGCCTAGCGCATCTTTGCCTGCTAATTTAGGATTATTAATAATAGCATCGCTTAGTGCTTGTTTAGCTTGATCGAACGCAGGCTTATTAGCTTTGTCTTTAGGATCTAAGTTTAGAATAGGATTAATAATCTTGCTGACGTTAATGCCTTTTTGTTCTAGATTATTACTGACAATTTTAATGTTGCTATCACTGGCTGCTAACAAACGCTTTTTGATCTTGTCAGCATCGGGTCTTTCGTCTCCTGTGCTGTATTGTTTGAATACAAAAGGCACCAGTGTCATCTGCTTGCCTAGCTTTTTAGGATCGTAAGGAATATTGACAAATTTTAGTCCTTGGTCAGTTTGTTGTGCCATGGGATTATACATCATTTCTGCTTGTACAATAGTGTCTGCAGGTAGTGATTGTATAAACTTGCTACCGGTAATCAATGCCAGTGCATTGTCATAATTCTTTGTTCTTGCCAATGTCTCTGCATCCTGACCTTTTTCTTGACCAAAGCTGGTAAAATAACCTACATCATCTTGATACAATGGAGTAGTCACTTTGCTGGTCATGAAGAACGGACGACCACTTTGATCTTTACCGAATCGAATGCCTGCGCCGTCTACTTTCAAACTGATAGGCACACCGTCAAGTTTGCCACCATTGTCTGCAATTGCCTTGGCAATTTCTAAGAAATCTGCATTCTTCATTTCTGCTGTACTTACACGACCATCTGGCAGTCTGTTGTACAGGTGTTTGATACCTTGGCGAGCATAGTCTGGCTTTGCTGCTACTTCTGCTGCGGCATCTTCTGCTACTTCGGTACTGAGTGCATTTCCTCGTTTGGCATTGAACTGGTCTGCATAGTCCATTGCCATCTTAACTGCTTCTTGTCTTAGGCCTTGAGCATTTGGTAAGTTTAGAGGCTTAACCCCTCCACCGCCTAGCAACATAGCATCTACTGCGGCAAACTTAACATCACGATCTCGAGCTGGATCATCTTTAGTAATCATCTGTGCTCCGGGTCCAAATAGAATGTCTAGGAATGCACGAGTTACGGATTCAATTTGTTCAGGTTCAAACGACTTGTTCATTAGCTGTAGTGTTCCTACAAAGCTACCTTGCAAGTTTCGATCAGCAACACCACGCTTACGACCGAAGTTCATCTGGAACTGTTGGTCTAAATTTTGAATATAGTCGCGGTCTTTTGGATCCAGCAGTTGCATAACAGGAATGCCGTCTTTTTCCATATGCTGTCCTGTAGCAGGATCGATGTATGGCTTATACTTTATGCTCATGCCGCCGCCCTGAGAACTGCTGACTGCAAAACTGTAGTCGCTGTCTGTAACGGGAGCATCACTAATCTTAACACTTTTCTTAAGTACTCGGGCTACATACTTTTCACTGGACTGTGCATGTGTTAGAGCACGGTTGATATATTTGTGGAATACACCTTTAATACCAGCAGCCATGTCATCATAGTGACTACTATGACTGTAGGCAAACCATTCAGTTGGTGCATTTGTTTTAGCGTCATACGGACCTAATTCATAATCAACTTGAATACGAACCTGCGGATCATCTAGCAACCAAATGCTTGATAACGAACTGTTAAATCCTAAGAATGTGCCGTTGCCAACTTTCTTACCAATAATACTCTTTAACCAAGCAGTGACTTCATCGCCCATATCCTGGTCAATCTGCGTGTCGATGTCGCCAACTTTTGTTTTCTTTAGTTTGTTTAAGAAGTCCTGTGTATTGATTCCCTTAACATCAAAGAATTGTAAGCTGCTACCACTGAGCATCTTTCCCGATGCCAATAGTTTTGGATCCCAAATATATTTGCCGTAGGCTGCTTTAAATGATTCGTTTTGTGCAGACAATAATTCTCGCAGTTGAGCCACCATGTGATCACGGTCGTGAATCTTTAGATCAATTTCTTCTGCTTCTTGATCAGCAGCACCTTGCCAACCTGGACTTTGACTTGATACATTGCCGCCTTCGAGCAATGGTTTTTTATTTCTGATTAGGTCGAACAACTGCATTAAATTATCCTAGATTGTATTTGTCTTTTTTAATATCTTCACGATAGTGATCGTATAGTCTCTTGCACATTTCTTCACGTAGGTCTTTGGGAAATACTTTGCCTAACTTGCCCTTCATTTCCTTGTACTCGTAATATTCTTTGCAACCTTTTTCCACCATGGGCATAAACAATTCCAGCACCATTTCTGGGCCACACTCTTTTAGAGTTTTAAGTTTTTTAGCAATAGGAAAGAAGTAGTCTTTGTGCAGTTTATCGTGGTCAACGATGTACCAGAAAAGATCATCGTCAAATTTTTCATCAGTTTGATCTTTTCTTTTGTTAGTGTTGAGGTCCATAGACCTACCGAAGAATTCTACTAGTTTCATAATCTAATATTTACCCTTTTAACTTGGCTAAACCCAAAAACTCTAGCCCTTTAATGTACATCCAACCTATGTCAAATTCCCACCACTTCTGACTAAACTTAGGATTTGCGATATCTGCATGGTGATTATTGTGCAATTCCTCACCGCCGATCCATATGCCCCATGGCATTAAATTTTTACTCTTATCTTTAGTGTCAGTATTGCGATATCCCCACCAATGTGCTAGTCCGTTTATTACACCTGCTGCAAAAAAAGGTATCCACAACATCTGTACACCCCATACTAAGAATCCCCACCAACCAAATAACAACACGTCTATAACCAACATTACGAGAATACCCAATCGGTGATGGGGTGTATAAAGTGTACGTTCAATCCAGTCTTTAGGAGTACCCATTCCGTATTTCATAACCATGTCAGCATCACTGCCTGCTTGATTATAATACTTGACTCCTCTAAATACTAAATTCCAAATACCAAACACATGCGGACTGTGTGGATCACCTTCTACGTCAGTATTTTGATGATGTTTACGATGTACTGCCACCCATTGTTTAGTGGTCATACCTGTAGTGAGCCATAACCAGAAACGCATAGCGTGTGCCAGTACTGGGTGAAATTCAACGCCTCTGTGACTTTGACTGCGATGTAGATATAGTGTAACACACATTATAGTAATGTGTGTAAACAGTAACGTTATTAAAATTAAATTCATAGTGTATTTACCCTATAAATATCATTATGAGTATCAGCGACGACCCGCAATATTGGATCAACTTACAGTGGCCAGCGGCTCCTAATCAAGACGATTATTCTGTATTTTCTAGCTATTGTATAGGTCGTGTTTTACTGTTAGGTAGCACTCGACTGCTGTTGCCCTTGTGTACAGAAGCGTGGGACGTAAATCCTGTATATGATGACCCTAAAATCCAGTCTAGGGATTGGTTTACACTAGACAAACACTGGGATACTATTATCGTAGACGGTGCGTTAGCATTTGGTAAAGATTACTGCGAGCAGTTGTTAAAAGCAGTATTGCCAAACTGTGATCGTTTTATTGCCCGTAGTTTCCTAAACCCTAACTGGCCCACTAAGTATGCTCAATATTTTCCTAGAGCACACGAATTAACACCTGTTCCACAAGAACACCCCATCAACGAAGTTTATACATTTTACATATGGAACAACAAGTAATATTAGCCATGTACTCAGGCGGCCTGGACAGCCTAGGTATGATCTACAAACTGTTAACAGAACCCGAGTATAAACACTATGTTCTACACATACATCACATACACCATCACAATGTAGAACATAGAGATCGTGCTGAAGCTGTAGTTGTTGACCGTGTGCTGAAAGAATTAGAAAGTATGGGCTATAGTTTTATCTTCAGTGAAAGTGAGATAGGCTCACAGCCCTACAATGGGCAGTTCATGTATGACACAGACAGCATCAACTTCTTTGCTGGCTATATTTGCTCTGTTAATCCACGTATTGTACGAGTTGCTATGGGGATGCAGGCCAACGATCATAACCATAGTTTAGAGGAACGCAGAATACGTGCCAATGCTATACTGACAGCATTTACACCTGTGGAGAAAATATATCCTGTGTTAGATATGACCAAGCGTGAAATATACGATATGTTACCAGAAGGTTTGCGTAACATGTTTTGGTCGTGCCGGCGTCCAGTGTACAGTGAAAAAAATATCGCACCTTGTCTAAAGTGCGATACTTGTGTGAAACTGCGTGAGCAGGGTATACGTTAAACTTATACTGCTGTAAATGTTTTAGTCAACGGAACTAATGTAATCGCAGTTGATATTTTGTTAGTTGAACCATATTGGAATATTGGATCAGCATACAGTACTGTGTTTGTACCAGTACCGTTGATAGCACGATTTGAACCATCTCCAACAGGTATGTTGAATGTACACACACCAAACTGCATGGATGCTGAACCACTCATTGTAATACCGTGAGTATCGGACCCTGCTCCAGTGTTGTTAAGAATAACTTCACCCATACCCCATTGTACTGAACCACTTAGGGTAATAACAGAGCCAGTGTTGGCATCCAATGAACTTCTCAACATAGTTCCTAATGAATCGTTTGCTTGGTTAAGTACTTGTCCTGTACCGTTAGTTTCAAGATTGTTTATACTACAAAAGCCACGTTGGATATCTATTAGATATACAGAGCCACCGGCTCTAGCCATGGTACAATCATTCATTTCCACTCTGCTACCTGTGCCAGTGTTATCCGCATAAACACAACTCTTAGTGGCGTTGCCTTGATAGCAGTATACATCGTTTAGGTAAAGTTTTGCTGGATTAGATCCAGTTAACTCGATACTGTGATACGTATCGTCGGTGCGAACGGCAATATTAAATAGGCCAAATCTATTAACGTTTATAGCGTTTGTGCCGGTGTTTGCCGGAGTGATAGTAACATGTCCCTCAATCCAAATAGGTACATGGCCGGCATCGGGAGTTTCGCCACAGATAAAAATATTTCCACGAGTCAACGCCACATTCTCTGTGATAGAACTCTTTAGGAAAATAAACTGTGGGTTATCAACGATAGAACCGTTTATGTCAATTACTAAACTAGTATCAGCAATCCTTGCTTCAATATAGGCCAATGCCGACGCGATATTTTTGAAAGGTTTGTGTAAACTGCCATCAGCGGTGTATGTGCCCGTATTAGTTGGGTCGACAATCCATTGACTATCCGCTGTGTCGATATATACACTAACGCCTTCACTGTCGAGGATATCGCCCGGTACTGTTAGAGTACCATCATTGCCAAATTCCCAAGTATTGCCACCAAGAACATCACCATTGGTGTAGCCACCTGTGATTACCTGTACAACTCCAGACTGTGTGGTTTCTGTGTAAGCACGGCCGCCTGTGATTCTAACATCGCCACCATAACTACTGCCTGCGGCATTCTCAACAGTTACATCGCCGCCGGTGATTTCCACAAATCCAGGATTGCCCGTGGTAGAAGTGTTAAAGTGAGCAACATTGCCCCCTTCAATCCTAACATAGCCACCTGTGTCGTTAAGGCCTTCGCCGCCGCGTAATTTAACATCGCCACCACTGCCGCCACCTTGGCCCCATCCTTCAGTGTTGCCGTTGGTGTCACCTCCAACTCCGCCCCAAATGTAAACATCGCCGCCTTCACCTGTGGTGCTGGTTGAGCCGTAGCCACGCTGGCCTTGGATCACAATACGTTGAGCGTTGGTGTTGTTTTCTGTAGCTGTCGGTCCTGTGACGATAACTTGATTTTCGCTGTCGTTGCTTAACTGTAGTGTTGGACCACTAAGGGTGGTAGTAACATCGTAGCCCATATTAGATTTAGTTGGCAGAGTCAAGCCTTCCGGTAGTTCTAGACTGCCATCAAATCTAAATGTCCATGTGTAGTCAGTTGACGTGGTCTCTGTAGTAATCTCAATTCCGCTATTGGCAGGCATGTCAGCTTGGTTTACAAGTGTTAATTGAAATTCATTGCCTCCTGATATGTAAACATCGTCTGCGGCGTCTAACGTAATATCTCTTCCTGAACGAATAGTTATATCATCGTCGCCAGTGGCCATGCCAAAGTAACTGTTACTTTCACCAACACCGTTAACTATGTCCAACCCAATGGTGTTGATGTAGTTGTAATTAAAATCAATGTCATCTATTGTTATAGGCTCTGGGTGTGCTGTAGCCAGTGTTATGGTGTACAATGGTGGATTACCACTAGAGATTACATTGGTCACTGTTGATGCGAGATCATCAGTGTTGGGATTTATCACTAGGTTGATGTTGCTGTAATTATAGGGAAAGGCAAGATTGCCATCAAAATACTCCACCCATCTTGACAACAGATCATCGAGATACAGTCCAATATTATCTCCCATCTGTACAGCAATAGATCCAGTGGTATAGGCAAAAGTGTGTTCACTACCGTCGTTAAAATTATCTGAATAAGTTTTTTCTGCTGTTATTTTATTACCAGTACCACCAATGGATTCTAATCCGCTCCATACCGTTGTGCCATCACCAACTCTCAGTTGATTATTAGTAGTGTCGTAGCCTGCTTCACCTAAGGCCAGTACCGGATCGTTAGTAGTCCAATTAGCGGCTGTATCTCTACGTAGTTTGATTCTTGTTGTCATTTATCTGCTCCGATTATGCTGTTCCACCATCTAAGGTGATGTCTGTTGCTGTAGTGTAGGTCCAGGCTGAATCGCCACCTTCTACATAGTATTTTGCTTGATTGTTGGTGATTGCCAGGCTAGACGACCAACGATCGCCGGTCCATGTGTAGGTTACTGCGTTGGTAGCCACATAACTTTGGCCCACTGTGGGCGATGAGGGAAATGTTATTGCTGTCATAATGTGTATTTACCCTATCATAGTCCGAATCTTGCCCGTAGAGCCGCATAGTTCTGTAGTTGTTCTGCTTCAGTTAGCACTCTATTGTATAGTAGGATAACAGCAAGTTTGCCTTTGAATCCTCTACTAAAGTAACCTTCCCCCCATACATAAGGAGTAGATCCCCATGATTGATTGGTTCTGGCGGCTCCTAGTATATTCCAACCTGTGACCAAATTCCCTGCTCCTGGAATAACAGTACCGTTTATGTAATAGTTAGTTGCTGTTAGATATGCCCAGTCAGCGTTGTTGCCTGGATTTTGTATACTCCATGGACTTGATCCGTTAGCATTACCAAATCGCATGGTACGGTCAGCATCAACACCTAGTCCATATGCTAGATTAGCATCATCTACATTGTAACTGAAATCAGGTTGAAATACCAGTGTACAATCTTGATAGTTCTGTGATAGGCTTGATGTCATACAATTTGCCGAGTCGCCATCAAATATAAAGTAACTAGAAGTACCGCTGTTGACAAATCCCACGGTCCCATTTAATGAAGCATCAGCACCTTGACCACTTATATCAAACCATGTGGCAGATTGCGAGCCTGGATAACTGGCTGTGATGCCTGCATCTAGATGAGCGATAAGGCCGTCTGTGACAATGGGCGGAGGCGGCGTGTGACCCCTCAGTGTAACACCGTTGCTGATAGTCTGTGCTGATCTAATAGTTATTGACATACTTTTATTTTACCGTTTTAAGTAACAAGAGTTGTTCCATACAGAGGCCACCAAGATGTAACGCCGTCACCAACAAGATAAATCAATTCTGCTGTTCCCTCAGGAGCAACATTTACCGCACCGTCGATGGCTCCATCTACAGTTAATGTACAATTACTGGAGATGTTGACAATAACTAATCGTTGTCCCGCCGTCCCGGGAGGCAATACAACAGTATGACCATCACTGCCACTATAACCACCAACCACTGTACAGAACAGTAAGTTGAATGTAACATTAGTAATCGTTAGCGTAGTATTAACACCATCAAACTCGTAGGTTTCTTGTCCTGTAACTACTGTCAATACTGAAGTACCAGAACTATTTTTAATGTCTCCACCATCAGGCAGTGTTAAACTACCATCCCCAGCAAAGGTCCACAACTGTGAAGTAGCACTGGTATCAACATTTGGTACTTTTATGTATATTTGATCATCTGCGGCCACTTTGACATACTTGTCATCGTTGCCCAGGAATATGCTGGTCTGTGCCATATTCTCACTGATCAAATGTATGTGTCCGCTTTCACTGCCTTCGGTTGTGCCGTCTACTATATTGACACGCAGGTAATTGGATCCAGCACCTGGAGCATAAGTTCCAGTAGTAACAATAGTGACAGTAAATGTTTCTTCGCCTTCAACAATAGCATCGTTAGCTATCATTAGCATGTTGGTATTAGTATAATTAAAACCGCCACCATCTAAAGTCCAATTAGCAGCCGCAAATGTTCCTGTTAGTACGGCAGGTGTGAAGTCTGCGGCTGTAATACCTGTGCCGGTAATTATGTATTCTACATCACCCTGAACATACTGAAGACCGCTAGCGTCCCACAATGTTATAGAAATAACAGTACCTTCTGTGCCAGTGCTCACATAAGGGTCAGGATATGTCACTGGATCAAGTTCATGTAAGTATTGCTGATAACCTTGATCAGTGGGGTAGTCAGCAGTCATATACGAATTATATGTCGAACGCAGAACTAGACTAGTTGCCTGTCCCGGACTGTTTGGAGTCAATACTAATGTGCTAGTCGTGTCTACAATGGTAGCACCGTTTGGTAATGTTAACCCACCATCTGCGGCAAATGTCCAAGTATTAATTGCTGTTGATGTGCTAGCAGTTTCAATGTAGACATTAGGATCACTGTTGTTGCCCAGGATTGTGCTGGCTGTGCTTAATGTTAAGACACCATCTGTGCCAAATACCCAAGTGCTGGTTGTAGCAGTTGAATAAGTTTGAACAACAATATTACCCCCATTCTTTTCAATCTTAACATACTGATCATCATCGCCTAGGAATAGATCAACTGTGGTAGGATTGCCTGATATCAAGTGTATGTGATTTGTTTCAGTAGTGCTGGTACTGCCAGTTGGACGAATAACCAAACTCTGTCCAGCACTGGCTCCAGGTGGGGATATAATCGTAGTAGTGTTTGTTTCACTTATGGTGCTACCTTGGGGGAATTCTAATTCCCCATCTGTGCCAAATGTCCAGGTGCTGTTGGTAACAGTTGAGTAAGTTCCAACAACTATGTCACCACCGTGATCTATTTTAACAAACTGGTCATCGTTGCCTAGATATAGATCAGTCTCGCCACCAAAGCCTGCTGTCAAGTGTATGTGATTACCATCAACAACTGTGGGATAAATCAGCAATGCTTGAGTAGCACTAGATGCACCTGCGGGTTCAATTCTAAAAGCCCCCATACCCGATGATATAGTAGCACCGTCGTTTAATGTTAATGTACCATCCGATTCAAGTATAAATTCAGCGTCATTGTTAACTAATCTATCACCTAATGCTGTGGTACTGTCACCTGTGTACAGTGTGCCTATTAGAAAGGCACTGCTGTCGA